GGTGTTAAAATATTACATCTGGAATTGGAACTCCCGTTCGGATGATAAGCGGTGTTATCAGCGGTGGCGCCAATGTCGTGTTGGATGAGACCACCGAGAAAATAATTTGAATCAGATCCGGTGTTCACTTGAAAATCCTGCGCATCAGCGGCATTCCCAACATAGACAAACTTAAAGTAAAGCCCATCTGCTGCGCTCGGCAGCGTAAAGATTGTGTCAGCAGCTAAGCCTGCAGCAGCGCCACCAACCAGAACGACACGGCCACTTTCGGCCGCAGTCAACGATTTCGTTGCTGTGCCGGCAATATACCGAAGTTTCTGAATGCTCATTTGGTTACTATTTTCGTTAATCAACGCTCGAATTCGAGCGTGTCCTACTCTTTTACTTCCCATAGTTAAAAAACCCTCCTTAAACTATTTTGAATAAATATAGATAGAGTCTCCCCTATCTGTAATAAATAGTTTTCCACATAAAGAAGACCCCCGCCTTTTTCAAGGCGAGGGCTTTCTGTGTTACGTTTAGCCGTACTTTTTAGCTAATACATATCAAATGTTTATGTATTATCCAGTAGTAGAGCCGGCTTCACCAAGCAGACCACGTACGACAACAACGCCATACATATCAGGTCTAACCATCTTCTTGGCGTAACGAGTCATGACTCCCTTACGGGGCACGAAATCTTCGACACCAAAGATGGTAGGTGTAGTTTGCAGCGGCACGTACGGTGCGTACACGTATCCTGACTCAAGGAAACTGGAGCCACGACGACCAACGAGGATCACGTTGCGAAGGAAATACGGGTCAACAATGACATCGAATTTCTTGCTAAGTGAGCCAACCTTGACGGCGCCTACAGAGCCCTTATCGTCATCAGCGGTAACGTTAGCACGGAATCCAGCAGTAAACTCAAGGATGTTCGCAACTTCAGGTCCGCAGACGAGGAAGTTAGCGCCACCACGCAGAGTCTTGCGATGGATTTGTGCAGACACGTCATTAATGGTCTCAACAAGAGTCTCATACCATTCGCTGACGGTACCAGTGAAGTCGGGAGCCGCAGAGGACGCACCAATTTCAGTACCATTGGTTCTGTGTAAGAACAAGCCCGGCGAGCGAGACCAGTAGTAAGTACCAGCAGTTGCACCGTTAACAAGATCAGCAAGGATCTCGCGGTCAATCTCAAGAGCAATCTGCTCAGAGAGAATGCTGGTAAGTTCCACTTCAGCATCAAGGTTGTGGTAGGCGTTAAGATCTTGCCCTAACTCCGGAGTCCACTTAGCCTTGAGCTTCTTGGTCTGCGCGGTGACAGCCACGGAATCGACTTTGATGTCGATCTCAGGAATGTCGCCAGTGTTTTCCAGAGCCCAATGGGTTGTACCAACGATAGCACCCGGAATTCCAGTATTGGAAGTAAGGTTATCGTCAATTGGGTGGGATACAGTAAGTCCACCAAGAGCAGTAGTCTCAGCAAGAGTACCTGCAGAAGAAGACTTCGCGGTAATAACGTAACGAACTGACTTCGCCGATTCGGAAGAATCCGCTGCAGCAACGATGTGCGTGAGACGACGTACAAGCTTGAGGCCTGTGTTGTATCTATCATTCGCCGAAGAAGAACCTGCACCACCAGAAAGGGCGTTACAAAGAGCAGATGCCGAGATATAGAATGCGCCCAAGTTGTCCCAATCAGTTTGAGACTCATAAGCGGCATACTCTGTATCCAGAACAACGACCTTGTAGCCACTGCCAGAAAGTGCCAGAACATCTGGATCCCAAAGGATCATCTTCTTCTGGGCGTCGGTTACATTGCCGTCGATGTTGAACTGTGCCTTAATAGAACGTTCACCATCAGCAACGTGACTCGAACCTGTGGGAGAACCATAGGCATAACCACGAGCACCAACCGTACGAGGACCTGCAAGGTCTTCTGCGTGGGTTTCACCCACAAGGTTGACACCTCCTGTGATTTGAGAACCGACTTTGTCCGTACCATAAATTGACGAACCGGTGAGGTTGCCAAATCGGTTATCATTTGATCCTGTACCAAGCTCTTTAGAGAACGTAAAGTCCAAGAAGAAAATGAGACCGCTAGGCAGACTCATGGGCTGAACGGAAACGAGATCGTTTGCGATCAGGCCGGCGAAAACACGACGGACGATGGGGAATGCGACGGCGGCAAAACCTTCGACATCTCCTCCAGCCA